AAAGAAGATGAAGACGGCAACAAGATATCACAAGTAAAAGGTATACGTGCCGCTTGTAAGGTTATGAAAACAAGATATGCAAAACCATTTGAATCAGTGCAAGTAAAGATTCCATATGAAACTGGTATGAATCCATACAGTGGATTAGTTGATCTAGCAGAAGCAACTGGCTTGTTAACAAAGCAAGGCAACAGACTACGTTTTCTAACTAGCGACAAAGAAGAAATACTACAGTTTCGCAAGGCTTGGGAACGCAACGAAGATGGTTGTTTAGACAAAGTTATGCTAGACTTCAATAAAATTGAGGAAGAGGTAAGTACTCCAGAAGAAGATGTAGTTGACGGACACGGTGATGTACATCAGGCTACAGAAGAAGTACATGAACAACCAACTGAATAACAAGTTAGCACAGTATGATATTCTATATATAGAAAAAGTAAAATATTTTCTAGAACAACCTATAAATCAACTTTACCGTGAACTTGTAAAACAAAAACGCAAATACTATGAACCAAACCAACGCATAGTGTTTGTGGATTCAGTGCCTACTGTTAACACACAACCGTTTTTTAATTATCTTAACCGTATCTTAAAACACCTTGATATTGATGAATGTTTTGTGCATATCGAGCATGAAGGTAATGAAACTGTTGCAAATCCTACAAACTTTGATATACCCAAAACAATCTGCGTAAATCCATGGATAATGCTAGAAATTAGACAACAAGGTAATTTAGCTCCTTGTTGTAGGTATGTGGTAGATAACTATCCAAATGTAAAAACGATATCAGTTAAGGATATAGATTATTCTGATCTGAGACAACAGTTTTTAGATGGCGAGCAACCAGTGGGTTGTAATAATTGTTGGAAAAATGAAAGACACGGTGTAAAAAGCCAGAGACAGAATGATGCTTATGTTTATAGAGATAAAATTTTTGATATAGATTACAACGATACAAAAAGTCAGAATCTGATTGGTTTAGATATAAAAATTAACAAAACATGTAATCTAAGTTGTAGAATTTGTAGCCCTGCTTTTAGTAGTAAATGGGCAGATGAAGTAGCTCGGCATGAAGAATCTTATCCACAGTTTTCATCTTTGACACTGATAAAGAATGAATGGACCGACATTAATGGTTCTAAAGTTTGGAAAGATCTTGAAGAAATTACTGATGATTTGTCGCACCTAAACTTTTCAGGAGGTGAACCTTTACTTGACAAGACACACTCTAGTCTGTTACAATACTTTATAAACAAACAAAGAAGCAGTGATATATCACTGCATTATAATACCAATGCTACAGTATTTGCATCAAATTTAATACCATTATGGAGTAGTTTTAAAGCAGTTGAGTTAAGTTTTAGCATAGATACTACAGGAAAAAAGTTTGAGTATGAGAGATATGGAGTTAGTTGGAAAACAATAGTAGATACAATTGAAAAATATAAGAAGGTAACAGACGCAGTTATAAATTTAAATGTATGGAGTACAATAACAACACTTAATATACTAGACACTTATACATTATTTCAGTTCTGTAAGGAATATGAACTTCCACTATCGTTTAATCCATTGAACAAGCCTAAACAACTAAACATTGGTTTGTTTAACAAAGAGCAAAAGAAATATATAACTGATAAACTATTGAACATTTATGACGATGAATTTAATAAGTTAATTAAGCCAATTGTAAGTATAATGAACAATACAACAATATCAGCAGATACTGCGAATATGACTGACTATTTAAGCATAACAGACAAAATACGAAAACAAGACTATAAACAAACATATAAAGAATTAACCAATATATTATAAGTACACCGAAGAAATAGAATAGGAGACAGATTTGTCATTAGATATAGCCGCATTGGTTTGGAAAGAGACACGTCAGTTCATGCACGATACAGGCGATGTTAAAGAAGCTGCAAATCATGTTGTTGAAGCATTGATAGGACAGTATAGTGCTGAAGAAATACGAGATGCATTTAAGTTTGACGGAGCCATAAAATTAGCAGTTGGCGACTATCTCGGAGAATACGAAGAAGATGATCTCGAAGAAGATGAACGTGATGAATTACTTGATCAGTACGACGAAGACGGTGAATTTAACTACGACGAGTACTAGTATATGTGGTATAGCAAAGTAACAAATAATCTTGCGGAGATCCCTGGCTTTATAACTCATTTTGAACATGAGTTAGAAATAGCCAAGAGCGAATGTAGGGTTGGTGGACTTGTTGAAAAAAACATAAAAGCATTACCTGGACTTACAGAGCATCGTTTCAATCAACTGCAAGAAATTGAAGCAGTACTTAATTTTCTAAACATAAAGTTACGTAAAATAAGACGTAAACACTTTCAAAAGTACTTGGAAGGTTATGCTCGTGCATTGAGTAGTCGTGATGCAGAAAAGTATGTTGATGGTGAAGATGAGGTAATAGACTTTGAAACACTTATCAACGAAGTTGCACTATTACGCAACAAATATCTTGGCATCATGAAAGGCCTAGATACAAAGCAGTGGCAACTAGGACATATAGTTAGACTGCGTACTGCTGGCATGGAAGATGTCCAGGTATGATGCCAGCTCGTATCAGTATCAAAGGTGATTTTATTTGGTACAACATATGGATAAAACATGAATTTGATCGTGTATATTCTCGACAGAAAAAGAAATATTGGCGCCAATTATTTTTGGAAGATTTGGAACAGGCTAATCTCACAGTTGAGGATCTAAAACAATTCTATATTATTGTAAACCCAAATTGGGAAGGACACAATGCCGACGATATTGAACCTTTCAGACTGATGCTATCTGAACTTGGGTTTCCTATGTGTCAATTTGGAGTGCTTTTTACATGTTATGAAAACACTGATAGTTTGCCATATCCGGCTGAATGTAATACAGAAAGACTTGTTTACATTACTAGTTGGCATGCATATTTAAAAAAACAAGATATATCATGGCAAAATTTGACCATGGATAAAAAATTAGTTATTCTTATGCGTCGAGCAAGCGAAAGTCGTTGTACTATAGCAAAAAAAATACTAGACACATTTGATTCTGAGGATATAAGAATGACACTTGGTACATTTCCAGATATGATTCCAACAGAATGGCGTGAGATGGTAAGTCCTTATCCGTACCCAATGTATGTTGATGATGATCGTGCTTCTAATACAGACCAGCATGCTCCTCAACACAACTTGTTTTATACTGCACCAGTACAACTGGTTGTTGAAAGTAGTAATCAAACAGACCGGTTGTCATGGCGAAATATTTTTATTACAGAAAAAAGTTATAAAGTATTTGCGTGGCATCAATTTCCGTTATGGTATGCAGTACCTGGAACAGTAGCAAAACTACGCGATGCAGGCTTCGATCTGTTTGACGACATTATTGATCATAGTTATGATAATATACAGGATCCTAGAATAAGAATGGATCGTGTGTTAGCAGAAGCCTATCAATTTTGTAAACAAGACGGAATACTATTACGAAAGAGACACTGGAATAGATTAAAATCTAATGCACAACTAGTAGAAAAGATAACTAAAACTGCATTTACGACACAAAAAACAAAGGCTGAAAAAATACAAAATGAACTACTCGAGCTTTACCAGTCAAGAACTAGCATTTGAGCATAGCAAAAAACATATACTAGATTTGTTTTATGAGTATGACGACTTCATGGAAAGTATTGGACGTGTTGTAGACTTAGGATGCGATACCGAAGCACTTAATATGTTGTGGTTTGCAAATGCAACAACACGGGACGTACAACAATTACCGTTAAACATTAAATGTGTTGGGCAGAGTGATATTGACAAAATCAATATAAAGCACAAAGGTGTGAGTCTGCAGAAAGGCTCGCCTGAAAGCCTTGATACCACTAAGAAAAAATTTGACGTGCTTTATTGTCATGACACATTACACTTTATAACCAATCCATATCAAGCATTACACAACTGGTGGCATATTGCCAATAAAGATGCTATGTTGGTGATAGCAGTAAAACAAACTACCAACGTTGAATTCAACATGTTAGAATACAATACGCAAATGAATTACAAGCATCATTATACTGTGCCTATGTTATTGTATATGTTAGCAGTAAACGGTTGGGATTGTAACGGAGGATTTTTTAAAAAAGCCATTGGCGATCCTTGGATTTATGCAGTTGTATATAGAAGTGAGTTAGAACCGATGGACCCTGAAACGACAAATTTATATAAGTTAATTGAAGATACTGAATTATTGCCAGATGTAGTGACAAAAAGCATAGAAAAATATGGGATGATCAGGCAGAAAGATCTAGTACTACCGTGGCTTGATTCTAGTAACATGGATATGAGACAACAATGATAACAAAAAATGGAAATTGGTGGACACCAAGTTCTCTAAGTAATGGACGTCCTGGTGACTATATGCGTGATGATAGTTTTCCTTGTGAACGACCAATTAGTATTGCAACAGAGTTGTGTACGCATCGTAGAAATGCAATTGATGTTGGTATGTGGATAGGAGATAGCACAGTTCATATGGCATCTTTGTTTGATCGAGTAATTGGTTTTGAGCCACACCCAATGGCTTATGTTTGTTGTGAAAAAAATTTAAAAGCACGTGATATAGAAAATACAGAATTATATAATATCGCACTGAGTAATGTAAATGAAACAAAAATGTTGCTTAATGGCAAAACAACATTCTCAGGTTGGGTAACTGACAAGAAAGAATTACCAAAAGATATATATGTTCATGACCAAACCAAAGTGCAGTGTTTGTATCTCGATAGTTATCACTTTGAAGATATAGATTTTATTAAGATTGACTGCGACAGTCATGAAGGATATGTACTACAAGGAGCCGAACAGTTTTTTAAAAATAATTCGCCTGTTGTTTTACTTGAAGCGAAGGTAAGAATACACAAAGACAGACAACCTGAAGATATGCCAGACCCTTTTGAACTTCTTGAAAGTTATGGATATGTTTTACACAGTAAAGTCGATAAAGCAGACTTTCTTTATGTAAGG